CATCAGCGAGACCCATTGCCTGTCATCGTGCTCGTAAACCTCTGCGATCCGCCAACTGTTACCTCGGAATGTAATGGAGTAATCCTCTTGATTATCCGAAATGGTCCGCATGTTTGGCGTGTAGTTCACAATAAAGTCCATCATGTTGTCGTACTGCCTGAACTTCTCTAACGTGCGAATCCGATTGTGAACCGACTTAGTTTTTGCTCGCGTCTTAAACCAAAGCGTCTCCACCGTCGTTTGCTCACCTAAATTCGTGATGGTGAACGACAGGTTGTTAATGCTTATCTCGTCGACGCGTAAGACCATTCTTAGCTCACATTACGAGTGGCTTGTACACGCGCAAAAGCTGATCCACTGCAAAAGGAATCTGCTTAAGATTCTCAGCGGATGTAGCCGAGCGATTGTTATACAAGTGAGTGAGAAGCATAAGACCGGCTTGCTTGACTACAGGATACTGACCGATCACCGAGCCTTGTAACGTGTACTGACAAAGCATCGGCGCAGTCATGTAGGTGTTGATGTTGTTGGGGACCTCAAAAAGAACAACTTTGTTCCCTGTTGGGTCGTAGTAATAGTTTGAGCTTGTGATCGTTGTTAAGACCGGAGGGTTCAAGTCGTTGTAATACTTGATCCAGTTTATCGTTACACCATTCTGCGAGACCTCGGGAAGATCAAGGCTTACAGGTGCGGCCATAAGCCCAGAGATCATGTAGGAAGCCTGATAGGTGACGTTAAAGATTGGAACGCCCAGATAGTCCTCAATCGCCATCCGTGTAGCAAGTTCTAACTGAGCAAGATAATCGTCTTGTGACTCATCCTGAAACAAATTCAACTGGTTAGTTATTTCCTCAAACGTCAGCCATTGAGTCACCGGATCACGGGTGCTCTGAATGACCTTCGAGTAGTTGAACGGGTTTCTGGAACCCGCTCCGAAGTTACCTTGCAGTTGTGATGGCATCTTAGGTTCCGATCAAACGTACACCGGCAGTTACATCACGAACGGTCGAGACCATCCGCTTTTCAGCATAGATCGTAATCGTTCCGGGCTGGGTCTGCTCCATTCTTTGAAGCGTCATCTCCGAGTGATCGACGATCCACATAAACCGAGGCCAGTTTGCAAGATAAATCGGAGAAGCGCCGATTGCGGGAGCATCCAAATAAGGATTAGCAATTACCGGCCAGCCCATAATATTTACACCGGGGCCTTCGTCCTTCTCGCCTGTCTCAACAAGTGCGTAAGAATTACCACCGTGAGCGTATTCCCTCAGCGTTGCAATAGCTGTCGGGTGCATCATCCACGCAGTTCCGGGCATTCTCCAAAATTGACCGGGAAGAGCATTAGCAACGTCCACGAGGCTTTCCCACTCAATGCCGCCTGAGTGTGTATAACCCACTGTATTAAGTGTGTGTATGCCCGCTGTAATGGCCGTTCCTGACGTTCCGTAAGCAGCGGATGATCCAGCAGTACCAGCGTACATTTTCAAGCCTCTAAGGCCGTTTGTCGCGCCCGTAGAGGTTGTTGTAGAGCCTGCCTGATCGTTATTGATTGCCATCGACGCAGCTTCGATCTGGCTAAACTCCATCGCAAGATCTTCGACAAGCGCCGCATCTAATCCGTTAATGTCATCCATCGCTGCGGCACGAATTGGCATCTGAGCGGAAATAACACGCATCGGAAGCTGCCAAATGGATGTGGCGATATTGGGTGAGCCTGAGTTCGCGTTAACCGTGTAGCCCCACGGATTGGTGGAGTTAGCAGCGTTACCTGTTTTAACGACAAACTGAATATCCGAGTCTGCCGTCATTGTCTGATTTGCATAAACCCGAAATGGGTTCCAATAACGCAGTGATGCAAAAACATCCTCGTTGTAAACGCGACCGCCAACCCCGCTGCCTGAGCCGGTTAGGGCTGAGGCTTCCGCGAGGTTGACAGTGCTTTTGCCCTCGTGGAGAGCCTTTTTCAAGCCTTCCAAAATAACCTGTTTCATAATCTCTCCAAAAGGGAGAGGGCTTGCGCCCTCTTTTATCAAGCAGCCGTACCAGTCGAGCGATAACGCACACCAGCGTTAGGATCGCGCACCGAAGTGGCTGCACGAGTCTCGCCGTAGAATGTAATGCTTCCGGGTAAGGTTTGGTCGTAGCGACGGAGAACCATCGAGAGACGCATGACGATGGTGTGGAACTGCTGCCAGTCGCCGAAATACATCGGATAGTAAGAAGTAGTCCCTGCTGCGCCGGTGGTGGGCTGGCTGGGATTATCAAGGTACTTGTTGACTGCAACCTTGAAGCCGAGCAACTCACCAACGATGCCATCAGTGCGTGACAGACCGTCGATGTAGATCGGACGCTTTTGATCGTCCACGAGACCGCGGATGCCCTGAAGAAGGATCGGGTTAATCATGAACGCTGCGCTGGCCGTCCAATATTGCTGTGGCAGGCTGTAGATGAAGTTAACAACATCTTTGTAAACGATATTGTTAGCTGCAACCGTGTTGGCGTTAGTCGTAAGCTGATCGTAGGTAGCAAGCGAGTGCAAACCGTTGGTGGTTGCAGTTCCCGAAGTACCGAAAGCAGCCGTCGAGCAAGATCCACCCGTGTAGGTTGCATTAGCGCCAGCGTACTGATCCAAACCGCGCAGACCATCAGCGCCGCCCGTCGTTACAGAGGTTCCGGTTCCCGACTGATCGTTATTCTGGATCATCGAGGTTGCCATTGCCTGCTGGAACTCCATCAGCATGTCATCAACAACGTTAGCCTCTAAGCCGTCGATGTCATCAAGCGCTGCCGTCCTGATTGGGAACTGAGCATTCAAGTCTTTAAGAATCACTTGCCAAATGCTCGTGGCTTCAGTTGTGGGTGTGCCGTTATTCTGAACGGTATAGCCCCACTGAGCGCCTGCATTGCCGGTTTTGACTCTAAATTGATATGCGGAACCGTCAGTTGCAACGATACGCGACAGATCCATCAAGGGATTTCCGAGACGCTTTGCAGCGAACACGGGATCGTAAGCTGTGCGGCCACCAACGTCGTAACCCGAACCCGTAAGAGCCGAGGCTTCCTTGATGTACGCTTCGCACTGATCCACAGATTCAAAGATCTTGACTTCGCGCTCGATGTTGTTACCGGCCTTCATGTACTCCTTAAGAACGTCCTTAAAGCGACGATTTGCTTCGCCACGGACAGTCTTATGAATAGGACGGATGATAGAAGGAGCGGCAACTTTTGCCTCTAAAGCGGCAATCTTTGCCTCTGTTTCAGTCTTAAGCGACTCGACAGCCTCAGCAACTTTTGCCTCGACAGCCTGAGCGGTTTCTGCCAATTTGGCAGCGCTAGATGCTTCGATTGCATCCAGTTTTTCAATGACTTTTTCCAACATTTTGATTCTCCTAACGGGTTGAAATAGCTTTCAGCAGCTCGCGGTATTCGAGCGCTTTCAGCAACTCCGCCGCATCAGACTCACTCTGAGTGGCAGTTTGTTGATCGCCTACAGCATCACGCTGTTCCAAAATGGCTTTCAACACACCGGACGCGGCGGTCGCATCCCGGCGAGATAGGCCTGCATCACGCAAAGCCTTCTCAATCGTTCTCGGATTGGGTTTTGAGCCCATCCAATACTCAAGCCTACTGATCTCAGCCTTTGGGTTATTAGGCTGCATCACGATAGAAACCTCGGCTAGGCCACCTTTGACGATCTGAAAGAAAGTGTCGGGATCGTCTGTAGGCTCGCCATTCTCATCCACCATTCTGTACTCATCTGCGTAAGCACCAACAGACACGCCACCAACCATTCTCGGGCTTTCCTTCATGATGGTGTACAGATCGGAGCCAGCCGTGGTGTTTAGGAAGATCTTTCCTGTGCCGGTCATGCCTTCTTCGGTAATGTCGAACTTCGACCATTCGCCGACAGGCATCATGTCGGAAGAGTGCTGGAAGTACATAGGAAGCGGCCTTCCTTCATCCATCCACATCTCGTGCCACGCCTCAAAAGCCTCGGGCGTGTAAAAGAACCGACGACCGTCAGCGCCTTCTCTCGCGCCCCACGTCGTAAGAGTGGCTTCGATTTCACCCGTGGGTCCTGAAGCCTCATCAGCTTTACGGCCTAATTCGACCTTAGCCTCGTAGAAAAAGGTGATTTGCTTAGCCATTTATCGGTTCCTTTTTAACCATTCCATCCACTAACTTAGGCTTTGGCTTCCTCTTATCTGCCGCCGCCTTGAGTTTCTCTAACAGTTCCTTAAGCATTTCCGGCTCTGCCTGTTTTACCCACCACTTTAAGGTTTCCACCACCGCCAGTGTCTTGCGGAGAGCTACCGGGGATAGCGCTATCGCCACCAGCGGCAAGCAACAGATCATCAGCACCATCGAGAGAGTTAAGTCCCAGATATTCGCGGGCCTCATTCTGCGTAAGAATCCCATTCTTAACTCCTGCAACGACATAATTCATTTGATCCAGCGGAGCGCCCTTCAGGAAGTCTTGTGTCTGAAACTGAACGTGTAAATTCGGATAGCCTTTTAGTAGCGACAATTTTAACCGCTGCTCAACGTTCGTAATGAAAGGCATCATCGTTGACTTATAGAACTCGTCCAGCATTGTCTGGGTATTGTTGTACTTAGACTCGCCTACTCCGATCATCGCGGGAGGTACACCAAACAATCCGCAGATACGCGTCATTGTTTGTTTCTTAAGCTCTCTAGCATCCACATCCTGCAGCGTAAGAGGCTTGATCGCTTCGTAGGTCATGCCTTGATCCAACAACATAGACTGCCCCGGCTTGCTCTGATCCGAGGGCTGGCTGTTAAGCATGTTCGTCCACGCTTCTTTTAGCCTGCTGGCAATCTCTTTGAACTTTGAATCGGGGATAACTTGCTCAGTACGGAACAAACCGGAGGGTTTAGCACCGTTAAGCATAATGAA